AACACATAGCTGATAGATTAAAGACTAAGTATAATTGGAAACCAAAAGACTTTACACCAGACGGTAAAGCAAAAGTAGATGATACAGTTTTAAATAGTTTAGATTATCCAGAAGCAAAACTGTTAGCAAAATATTTTCTTTTAGAAAAAAGAATTGGAATGTTATCAGAAGGTAATCAAGCTTATCTAAAACTAGAACGTAACGGAAGACTACACGGCACTGTTAATACTAACAACGCTGTAACTGGTAGGGCAACAGCAATGAAACCTAACCTACAGCAAGTACCTTCAGTAAGTGTACCTTACGGAAAAGAATTTCGAGAACTCTTTACAGTACCAAAAGGTAAAGTGTTAATTGGAATAGATGTAAGTGGACTTGAGCTGCGATTGCTTGGTCATTACATTGCAAAATTTGATGGTGGTGCATACGCTGACATTGTAGTCAACGGTGATATACACACTACTAATCAACACAATGCAGGTTTAGAAACCAGAGACCAAAGTAAAAGATTTTTGTACGCTTGGCTTTATGGCGCAGGTGTCGGAAAGATTGCAGAGGTAACTGGTAAGACTAACAAGGAAGCAGCAAAAGTTAAAAAGCGTTTCTTAGATAGGTTACCTGCTTTAAATAAATTAATCAAACAAGTACAACTTTCTGCTGAACGTGGTTACTTGGTAGGTCTAGACAAAAGACAAATCAAAGTAAGAAATACTTTTAGTGCATTAAACACTTTGTTGCAAGGCGCAGGCGCAGCCGTTTGTAAACAATGGTTAGTTGAGTTTGACAACGCTGTTAAAAACTTTTCTGGAGTTCAACAAGTATTGTGGGTACACGATGAAATACAAGTTGAATGTGACAGAGAAGAAGCAACAGAGATAGGATTGTTGGCTGTCGAATGTATTAAACGAACTGGTGAACACTTCAAATTAAGAGTGCCGTTAACAGGCGAATATAAAATAGGAAACAATTGGAGTGAGACACATTAATGAAGAACAGTAAATTTGATATAGACTTAAAGTACGGTCAAGAACGAGAAAAGAAAATAGTATCGTTACTGGACCAGGACAAAAACAAACTAGAAGTAAAAACAGAAAGAGACTGGTGGGCTAAGACAGGCAACATCGCAATTGAAGTTGAATGTTGGGGCAAACCTAGTGGCTTATCTAAAACAGAAGCAGACTATTGGGTACACATATTAGCAATAGGCAAAGAAGATTATTGTAAAATAATATTTGAAGTACCTAAATTAAAAAAGATAGCTGACAAATTTAAAGATAACTACAAAATGATTGGTGACCACCATGCAAGTAAGTGCATTTTAATTCCTTTAAAAGAATTATTCCAATCAAAAAATTTAACTTAACCAATCCACAGGAGGATTAATCCATGAAGAGAAGACTTTTAATTGATGGGGACATCATAGCTTATAAAGCTTCGACTATGGCAGAGCATAGTATTAAGTGGGAAGACTCAACAGTTTGGACATTACACGCTGATGAGAACCACGGAAAATATCTTGCACTATCAGAGATAGAAGATTTAAAAGAAAATCTAAAAGGTGATAGCATAACAATTGCACTAACAGACGGTGTCAACTTTAGAAAAGACATCTTACCTAGCTATAAGGATAATCGTAAAGCAAAACGTAAACCTTTAATATTAGGGGCAATTAGAAAATGGTTAATTGATGAGTATGACGCAATCATTTATCCAAACTTAGAAGCAGATGATGTTCTAGGTATTCTAGCTACACAGCCACAGAAAAAAGAAGAACGTATTATATGTTCACTTGATAAAGACCTTAGACAAATTCCAGGTAAACTTTGTCAAGACGGTAGAACAATACAAAAACTTTCTAAAAGAGATTGTGACCACTGGCACATGATACAAACATTAACTGGTGACTCAGTTGATGGATTTTCTGGCTGTCCAAAAATAGGAAAAGTTACAGCACAAAAAATACTTAATGATAAAAAGTTATCCGTTAAAGAACAATGGGAACTAGTTGTCAAAGCGTATGCTAAAGAAGGTTTACTAGAACATGACGCTTTTCAACAAGCGCAAGTTGCTAGAATTTTAAGACACGGTGAATACAATAAGAAAACTGGTGAGGTAACTAGATGGCAGATATAATTAAAGAACCACCTCATTATACACAACACGCAATCGAGCCTATTGATTTTATAATTAAAAACAAACTTAATTTTTGCCAAGGCAATGTAGTGAAATACATTTGTCGTTACAAACTAAAAGGGGGAGTTGAAGATTTAAAAAAGGCTCGACAATACATTGACTTTTTAATTGATAAAGACACTGACACTGACCAATTAAATTTACATTTAACACACAAAATAAATTATCCGAAAGATGAGGAATAGAAATATGGACTATAGTAAAGACGCATTATTGTCAGACGCAGGGCTGAGAATATTAAAAGATAGATACTTAACAGAGGAAGAGCAAAGTCCTCAAGAAGCATTCTATAGAGTATCAAAAATATTTTCAGATGATTCTGCTATGGCTGACAGAATATATTCTTATGCTTCTAATCTATGGTTTATGTTTTCTACACCTATCTTAACTAATGGTGGAACTAAAAGAGGAATGCCTATTTCGTGCTTTCTTAATTATGTACCAGATAGTCGAGTCGGATTAACAGAACACTACACAGAGAATGCTTGGTTAGCTTCAGTGGGTGGAGGAATTGGTGGATATTGGGGACACATAAGAAGTGACGGTACGTCAACTAGTGGTGGCTCACAATCGTCTGGTTCAATTCCTTTCATGCACGTAGTTGACTCAGAAATGTTAGCGTTCAGCCAAGGTAAAACAAGGAGAGGAAGTTATGCTGCATACCAAGATATATCACATCCAGAAATTGAAGAGTTTATTGAAATGCGTAAACCTAGTGGTGGGGACATTCATCGTAAGTGTCTTAATCTGCACCATGGTATTAATATCTCTGATAAGTTTATGTCTGTTATTGATAAATGCACTGTTGACCCTAGTGCCGATGACAGTTGGGAACTTATTGACCCACATACAGGACGAGTGGTTAGAAAAGTCTCTGCTAAAAAACTATGGCAAAAAATTCTTGAGACTAGAGTGGCAACTGGTGAACCTTATATCAGTTTCATTGACACAATCCAAAAGTCTTTGCCGGAGTCTCAGAAGAAAATTGGATTAAAAGTACATCAATCAAATTTATGTAGTGAAATTACATTACCAACAAATGAAGAACGAACAGCAGTATGTTGTTTGTCTTCTCTTAACTTAGAAACATATGATGAATGGAAAGAAAACAATAACTTTATACCTGACGTGGTTCGCTTCCTCGACAATGTATTGGAGTATTTTATTAATAACGCTCCTGATGTTTTACACCGTGCTAAGTATTCTGCTATGCGTGAACGTAGTATTGGACTGGGGACAATGGGTTTCCATTCGTATCTACAAAGTAAAAAAATTCCTTTTGGAAGTGCTTTAGCTAAAGGTCAAAACTTATCTATGTTTAGACATATAAAATTACAAGCCGAAGAAACTTCTAGAAAACTAGCAGAAGAAAAAGGTGAAGCACCAGACATGGTAGGAACTGGATTACGTAACGCACATTTATTAGCTGTAGCACCTAACGCTACTAGCAGTATTATTTGTGGTAGCACTAGTCCATCAATCGAACCACTTAGAGCAAATGTTTATAGTCAAAAAACTATGAGTGGTACTTTTTTAATGAAAAATAAATATTTAGAAAAATTATTAAAAGAAAAAGAAATAGATAATGAAACTACATGGAAAAGTATTTTAGCTAAACGTGGTTCAGTACGTCATTTAAAAGAATTATCTGATTGGGAAAAAGATGTGTTTGCTACTGCTATTGAAATAGACCAACGTTGGGTTATTGACTTAGCTGCTGACCGACAAAAATTTATTTGTCAGTCACAAAGTTTAAATATTTTTGTAACAGCAGATGTTAATATTAAAGATTTACATTTACTACATTTGTCAGCTTGGAAAAAAGGATTAAAGACTCTTTACTATTGTCGTTCAGAAGCAATTAAAAGAGCAGAAATAATTTCAACCAAGATAGAAAGGAAAGTTAGACCAGACGCAGAAGAAGACGAGTGTCTAGCTTGTCACGCATAATGGCAAAAAAGAAAAACAATTTATTATCAAGTGACTCAGCACATGAAACTAGGTCTAGATATAAAAAGACTAGCATTGGTGGAAGACCAAGCACAAGCATGATGAATAAAAAGAAACGACAAGGAAGAAACAGAAAACAATTAAAAAATCGAGGACAAGGAAAATGACAGACAGTAGTATATTTGACGACATGGACAAACCAAGAAAAAAATATTGCACTTGCAGTAAAAAGAAAAAAGAAAAACAAACAATATTATGGACTGTGTATCACAGTGTTTTAGTAATTGAGTTATTTATATTAATTATTATAGAGGGAGTAGAACTATTAGGATGAGTTTATTAAAAGAAAGAAATCACTACAAGCCGTTTCAATACCCATGGGCTTTTGAAGCTTACGACCAACAACAAAAAATGCACTGGCTACCAAGCGAAGTGCCTTTAGCCGAAGATGTAAGAGACTGGAATGAAAGATTAAATGAAAAGGAAAAGAATTTAATTACCCAAATATTAAAGTTCTTTACGCAAGGCGATGTAGATATTGCTCAAGCGTACCTTGATAATTATATTCCAAAATTTAAACCACCAGAAATAAGAATGATGTTGTCTTCTATAGCAACAAGTGAAGCTAATCATGCTCATTCTTATTCACTACTTAATGATACTATTGGATTACCAGATAGTGAATACAAAGCATTCCAAGAATATAAAGCTATGGCTGATAAACATGATTATCTTTTTAGAAGTAAAGGTGAAGGTATAGAAGGTATGGCTAGAGAACTTGCAACGTTCTCAGCATTCGGAGAAGGATTGCAGCTTTTTGCTTCTTTTGTAATGTTACTTAACTTTCAAAGATTTGGAAAAATGAAAGGTATGTGTCAGATAGTTACCTGGTCCATAAGAGATGAAAGTCATCACGTAGATAACATGATAAAATTATTTCATGCTTTAATAGATGAGAACAAACATATTTGGAATGATGATTTCAAAAAAACTTTATACGATGTTGCAAGAGATATGGTATCATTAGAAGATAAATTTATTGACCTAGCTTTTGAACAAGGTGGAGTAGAAGGTATCGAGCCAAATCAAATTAAACAATATATACGTCACATAGCCGACAGAAGACTATTACAATTAGGATTAAAACCTAATTTTGCTGTCAAAGATAACCCATTGCCTTGGCTTGATTGGGTTTTAAATGGCGTAGAACATACAAATTTCTTTGAAAACCGTGCTACTGAATATGCAAAAGGTAGTATGACTGGAAATTTGTGGGGCTAATAGTACCCATATTAGAAGGAAAAAGATATGAACCCTTTAGATGATATACAATTACCATACACAGTGGAAGAACTTGTTAAAACTTTAGACAAAGTTTTTCCAGAAAAAAGTGCTGATTTGAAAGATGATGAACGTACAGTTTGGTTCAAAGCAGGACAAAGAAGTGTGGTTAATTGGTTAGTCGAATTAAAAAAACGTAACGAAGATAACTTATTAGGATAGGAGAAATAACCATGTGCTTTTCATCAACGAAAACCCCACCTGTAGTTACAAGACCTGACCCTAATATTAAATACGTAGACGGTAATACATTCGACCCAAAAGCCAGTCCACCAGATTTAGATACAACTCCGGTGGTCAGCGATAAAAAGAAAAAAAGTAGTGTATCTCAATCATCGGATGTGACTACATCACAATCTAGTGATTTAACAATACCAACTTATTAAAGGAAGGAAACAATTATGTGTATGGGAAGACCTTCTGCACCTCCAGTGCAGGAAGCAATACAGCCAGTAAGACAAGCCGTTTCATCAGGAGATGAATTAGCGCCTACTATCGAACTAGCTTCTGAAGACGCTATGGAAATAGCAAAGAAGAAGAAATCGAAAAAAGGAACAATAGGTATGCAAACGGATTTAAACATCCCTGGTAGTTCTGGAACAATTATATAAGGTAATTTACAATGGCAGATAATTTACACAACACGGCAGAAAGCCGATACAATTCTCTGTCGGAACATAGAGAACACTTTTTAAACCGTGGAAGACAGTGTTCAGAATTGACGATACCAACTTTAATTCCAGAAGATTCTCACGCCCCTTCACAAGATTTTTATAGTCCTTTCCAATCAGTTGGAAGTAGAGGTGTTAACAATTTAGCCAGTAAACTCTTACTGTTATTACTCCCCCCAAATCAACCATTCTTTAGACTAGCGATACAAGGCAAAGCTAAAGAACAAGTGCAAGAACAACCAGAACTAAAAACGTTAATTGAAAAATCATTAGCAAAAATTGAACGTGACGTTATGGGAAAAATTGAGTCACTTGCAATTAGAGTTCCAATATTTGAAGCAATCAAACATTTAATTGTTGGTGGAAATGTTTTATGTCATATGCCTAAAGAAGGCAGTATGAGAGTTTTTCCTCTTAATCAGTATGTATGTAAAAGAGACGGTGAGGGAAACTTATTAGAAATAGTTGTAAAAGAAAGTGTATCTGTTTTAGGATTAGACTTAGAAATTAGAGAACAAGTTTTACAAATGATGAGTAAAGAAAACGCTCAGTCTGAAACTCATTGTGATTTATATACACATATTTATAAACTAAATAATAAAAAATATTATGTATGCCAAGAAGTAAAAGGAATTAAAATACCTTCATCTGTTGGTGAACATAACGCAGACCAACTTCCATGGTTAGCTTTAAGAATGATTAGAGTTGACTCAGAAAGTTATGGAAGAAGTTTTGTAGACGAAGTAATTGGTGACTTAAAATCTTTAGAAGGATTATCACAAGCGCTTGTAGAAAGTGCCGCTGCGTCAGCTAAAATGGTTTTCTTAGTAAAACCTAATTCTACTACAAAGAAAATGGACATTGCAAAATCTAGAAATGGTGACATTATTTCTGGAAATAAAGACGATGTATCAGTATTACAAGCAGAGAAATTTTATGATTTACAAACAGTAGAGAAAGCAATTAGCAGACTTGAAGAAAGATTAGCATACGCATTCCTACTTAACACAGCAATTCAACGTCAAGCAGAAAGAGTTACGGCTCAAGAAATTAGATATATGGCTAATGAACTTGAGACTGCTATGGGTGGAATTTATTCTTTATTATCACAAGAATTACAATTACCTTTAGTCGCTCTTCTTATGACAAGAATGGGAAGTAAAAACGAAATACCAAAACTTCCAAAAGGTTCTGTAAGACCAACTATTATTACTGGTGTTGAAGCACTAGGTAGAGGAAATGACTTACAGAAATTAAGAGAGTTTGTAGGAGAGATAGGACAGTTAGCACAAATGAATCCTCAAGCAGTTCAATTATTAAACATAGGTGATTTAATTGAAAGACTTGCAACAGGACATGGAATTGAAACTGAGAACTTAATTAAGTCTCCTGAACAATTACAAGCAGAACAAGAACAACAAATGCAAATGCAGCAACAACAACAAATGATGGAAACAGCACAAGCTGTTGCACCTAAAGTTGCTGACAACGTTACAAAACCAAGAGGATAATAACAAATGGTAGAAAAAGTAGAAATAAAAGAAGCTGAAACAACTTCTGAACAACCAACAGACTCGGCTCAAGATAAAACTTTTGAGAATGAAAGTAGACCTGAATGGTTACCAGAAAAATTTAAGAACGCTGAAGACATGGCTAAAGCCTATGGTGAACTTGAAAACAAATTAGGACAGTCTGAAAATAATAATAATAAAGACTCAGAACCTAACAAAGAAGAAGGCAAAAAAGATGACGCTGACTTATCAATTGATAAAGCAGAAAAAGCTGTAGAAAATGCAGGGTTAGATATGTCTTCTCTTCAACAAGAATACAACGAAGGTGGACAGTTAGCTGACAAATCTTATGACGCTTTAGAAAAAGCAGGAATACCTAAAGATTACGTAGACGCTTTTATTAAAGGTCAAGAAGCTATTGCCCAACAAACTTCTAACACACTTAAACAAGAAGTAGGTGGCACAGACGCTTATAACAATATGATGTCTTGGGCTTCAGACAATTTAAGTGAAGCAGAAGTAAATGCTTATAACTCAACAGTAAATGGTAAAGACATTGAAGCAACAAAATTAGCAATCGCAGGATTGAATGCTAGATTTAAAAATGCTGAAGGTGTTGAACCTAATTTACAAACAGGAAATAGACCAAGTACAAGTAATGCACCTGGTTATCGTTCTTGGGCAGAAGTTACACAAGCAATGTCTGATGAAAGATATACTTCCGATAATGCTTATAGAGCTGACGTTCAAGCTAAATTAAAAAATAGTGAACTGTAATGTTACTAGCTTTAAAAAAACTATACGAAGCACGTATAGCTGAACACACATCTATTATAGATATTTATTTACAGAAACCAGTAGGGATTGGTGACCATGATAATTTATTAAAAGTAATAGATGAACGTTTTGAAAAATTAACTTGTGCAAAACACTCACTAGAAGAATTGGAGAAAATACTAAATGCCGTACAAACCAAAACCGAAACCGAAACCAAGACCAAAACCGAAACCAAAAAATAAGAGGTATTAACATGGCAAAGACAGGACTCTACGCAAACATTCACAAAAAACGTGCTAGAATTAAAGCAGGTAGTGGTGAAAAAATGCGAACAGCAGGTACAAAAGGCAGACCTACAGCAGCACAATTTAAACGAGCTGCGAAAACTGCTAAATCATAGTTGTGTTACCTATTTAGGTAGCAACTGCTAACACAAAGTTAAAGTCCATTAACTTGACCGTTCCGAGGAACGACAATCTTGTGAAACAAACTAGAAACTTGTGAAAGCTTTTTAAACAATAACAATAGAAAAAGGAGACAAATATGTCAAACGCAACTCCGGCTTCCATTGGACGAGTAAACGCTTCTGGTTCAGAAGACGCATTGTTTTTAAAAGTTTTTTCCGGAGAAGTTATTACTTCTTTTGAAAGAGCAAGTAAAACACAAGGCACTGATTCAGTAAGAAGTATCAGTAATGGTAAATCAGCAACTTTCCCAGTAATGGGTAGAACAACTGCTGCGTACCATACACCTGGTGCAGAAATACTCGGTTCTGATGTGAACCACAACGAAAAGGTTATTACAATTAATGACCTTTTAATATCTTCAGCATTTTTATCAAATATTGAAGAAGCTAAAAATCATTGGGATGTGAGAAGTTCATATTCTACTGAGATTGGAAGAGCATTAGCTTTCCAAAAAGACAAACACGTTCTACAAACAGTTGGTCAAGCAGCTCTAACAAGTACTGCTAACGTTACTGGTGGAGATACAGGTACAGTATTAACTAATACTGCTATCGCTTCTGCAACAGCAGCAACATCTGCAAATGGAATGATAGATTCATTGTTTGATGCTGCAAAAACATTAGACAATAAATATGTACCGGCTGACGGTAGAGTTTGTTTCTTAAAACCTGAAATGTACTACAAATTAGCAAACGCTACAAACGCAGTCAATGTTGACTTCAGTGGTGGTGCTAACGGTGGTGTTGCTTCAGGAAGGGTATTACAAATTGCAGGTATCAGATTAATTGCTGTTCCTCATTTTGTTGCTTCAAACGTGAACTCAGGTGTTGACCAAGGTTCTGCTACTCAGGGTGGTTCAAACCCTCAAGCAGTTAACTTGACTAACTTCGAAGGTTTAGTTTGTCACCCGTCAGCAGTTGGAACTGTTAAGTTAATGGATTTAGCTACTGAAATGGAATACGACATTAGAAGACAAGGTACTTTAATGGTTGCTAAATATGCTATGGGTCATGGCGTACTTAGACCAGAAAGTGCTGTAGGAATTAAAGACGCTTAATATTTATTAAGTTTATTTATACTATATAGGAGTAGGGGATGAGGGAGACTAAGTCCCCTACTTTGCAAATTTAAAAAGGACAATCAATGGCAACACAAATAAATGCAACTACAGAATTACAAGCGATAAACACCATGCTAAGTTTTATTGGTGAAAGTCCAGTCAGTTCTATTACTGGAAATATTGGTACAGACGTAGCGGTCGCTAAGAATATTTTAGATGAAACTTCTATGA